CCATAAATTGTAATTCCAGAAGATGTTGTAGGATACAAAAATGCAGCATTAGCACCTGCATAATAAGGATGATTAGGCTCAGTGACAACGACGTTTGAGTATCCTGTAGAAACTGTAAATGTTGGAAGCACAGCTATTGATGTAGTTGCATTTGCAAGTGATGGCATCGAAATTGTGTATTTGTTGAAATACGAATCACTTGTTTTTGTAACAGAATAAACTCCGCTAATTAAAAAGTTAGCGATGCTGATTGGGGTTTTAAAATAAACAGAAAAATTATTTTGCAAAGAATTTGGAACATATAACTTTCCTGTTCCTGTAGATGAAGTATTGACTGCCGCTCCACCTGCTGATGTAGAAATATTGAATGTTGTCGCATTAATTGGAAGGACATAATAAGTTGTTCCTGCCGTTACTCCTGTAGGAAGATTTGGCCCTGCAAAAACAATAGATGTTCCGCTTGCTGGAGAAATTGCAACAGTTACAATTGTTGGAGATCCATTGCTAAATGTGGCAGTTTGAACATTTAAATTTGTATCAGTCACTGTAACTGTGTTTGTCCCGCTTGTTGTTGAAAACATAGCTATAGTTGCAGTGTGAACTCCAGATCCTGCAACAGTTGTAGTAACTAATGACCCACCAACACTCGTTGCAATATTAAACGTCGTAGCAGTGGCATTTGTCACATAATAAACTGTTCCGGCAGTCATGCCTGTAGGCAATGCACCTGTTGTAGAAAATACAATTGGAGCATTTTCAACTGGAGCAGTTGCAACCGTAATGACAGCAGGAGATGCAACAGAGATTGTTGCAGTTTGAGTTAATGGCGAACTTGTCGATGAAGTTTTCTCAGGAGTAATATCAGTGTTTGCTTTTGTTGTTCCTAAAAGCGTTTCTAATGTTGTAGTCGTGCCAATAGCCAAACGAGAAACGCCAGAGAGATCTTCCCATGGACGAAGTTCTTTTGTGTTTGCAAAATTATTGCCTGGTGCGTAATTGACCCATCCACCCATCTTCTGAACCAAACCTGCGCCCTGCTGATCAGGAATGAACCTGATCAACTGCGATTCAGAAAACGCTGCCTGATTTAACGCCGGAGTTTTTGTCGTATCAATTCCGGCAATCAATTTCATTTGTGCATGTGGCATGTCTTACCTCGTAGGTGTAGCCACAGGAGATGAAGACATAGAAGACCAAGCAGATGCCTGAAACTTTTTTCTAAATTCTTCGACAGTCGCGCCTTTCAGAAGAGCCTGATACTGCATTTCGTATGTCTGAGCCATTTGAGGATCATCAGCAACTCGACCAAAGTTTCTTTGGTAAGCGCTCATGTAGATCATGCTCGCCATGATGAAGACATCAGGAAGATATGTGCTGATCCAAGTCGTCGAATTTGCTTCGCTTATAGGCTCAGAATGAAGCGTTCCGGTAATTGTCAAATTGTAAAATGTGTTTGGAATAGGCCCAAGCCTGATTTTCATCTGAGTTTGACCGCCAGATGCTGTGTCTCCACCATACATAGCGAAAAACTGAGGAATTCCTACCGTCGATCCCGTTGGATAAACGTATTGGAGATACTCTTTGGTCACAGGCAAAAGAGGAGAACTAGGCGTTGTATCGACACTTACACCCTGAATCGTGATGAAATCCGATGGACTTAATGCAACGACTTCTTGGTTTGGTTGAGTTTGATAAGAAGAATTGACGATCTGATTTGAAAGCAAATCAAGATCACGTTGAATTCTCAATTCTGCATAATTGATGATTTCTGGAAGAACGGTTTCAAAATTCTGGTCATATGAGACTACGTTTCCCGTTGTGGGATCGACCGTATAACCTGCCATGACGTAGATCTGTTTTTTGTATGAGGCGTAGTCCATCTTTCATTCCTTCCTCATACAGCCATACTAAAAGCTATCTTTTCTACTCTAGAAACCCGATTTCCCCAACCTTTGCCAAAAGTATCCCAAGTTGGCAGTGCTTGCAAGAATTGAAGCCTCGCATCGCAAAAATCAGAGATCAAATTGTGCTTATATGACGCTTCAACAGCCGCCATAGTTTTTGGGCCAAAGATACCATCGACATTTACGCCAAGGCACTTCTGAAGCGTTTTGATTGACCTGCTGACACCCGCATTAACTGCCATGTCAAAAACAGCGTAATCTACGCCTTCAGGCAACTCGTCGCCTTTTACCTTGTCCCAATATTCTTGCTTATAAATTGGCGCAGCATCCTTTGGGGTTAAATTCCTCATATCCTCTTCTGTGGCAGCTTTTCCTGTCCACATTTCCCAAGTTTTTTGAGTAATTCCAAGGTTTGTCCGACCTCCTGGATCTTTAGGATGATTGGTATAACCGCCCTCTTCCTTCAAAACCAAGGCAAAACATTGATCAAAATTGTCTTTCATTTCAATTCTCAGTTGGTTTTGAATTATAAAGCATAAGGTCTTTTTTCTGGCTTCCGGCTGAAGATCCAAAATAAAAAGCCACAACCTGCTCTGCTTTTGCCGACAAATAACCAATTAAAGTGCCAGCCAATACAGATTCGACCTTCGCATAGCCCATGAGCGTCATGATCACCACTGAAATAAACGAAACAATGATGATGGTCGCAATCATTGGAACAAGCGGAGATTGAGTATTGATCTGCATATTTCGGGCAGAATCACGGTCTTTTGCAGAGATTTCTTCTAAATCTATGTCCAATTGCTTCATTTGGACTTTAAAATCGTTATCTATCTTCTTCAATGAAGCCAATTGATCTGGATTTGCATCCATCAGAGCGGTTTGAATTTCTTCAAACGTAGCGTTGTTGTGACCAAAAAGCGCACCCGAAATGGCCTTTGTAGCCATTCCCGCCAAAGGCCCACCCAATGCCGTAGCAATAGTTGGTGCAACAGCGGCTAATAAACCGCCAATTTTAGTCAGATCCATTTGATTTACCCGTTTCTGGCTTTTTGCCATGAACTAAGCGTTGGATTGTATCGCTCTCGTATATTCTAATAAGCGTCCAAATTATGGTGAGTAATGCAGCTAGAGATGGAAGTAATCCCACGAGTGTCCCCACAACAGTTGAGATTGATATGAGATCACCAAATTGCTTCACATGATCGTCTAGCTGCATCATGGCCCTACTCCGGCTTATCGTCAGAATTTGCCTTTGTTTCTAATTCAACAAACTGCCGTCTGGCTTCTGCTGATATAGAATTTAGCAATTCATTGACTACTTCATATGGCTGTTTTCCAAGGCTTGCCAAAATAATGTTCACTTCAGCAACCGTAAAAGACAGTGTGATTTTTCCAGAATTCATGTTTTCCTCGCTTTTTAACACGATATTTTAACTTATAACCGTCTGATCTGTCAAAGTGGTATCCCAAGGATTAGGCAGCACTGTTGGCTTATAATAAATTAATGCCAACTGTTGCGCCGCCTGATTTTGGATATACGTCACCTCGTCATCACCCAACGTGCTTTTGACCCATCCAATCACTTGGCCTTCAGTCAATTCATCATATGGTGTGAATGGAATGTCTGCGTCTAGTTTGACATCACATTTATTCACATATGAGTAAGAATATGTTCCGTCAGATGCTTCACATGAGTAATTGACCTGAAAAACAACATCCTTATAAGGCCCAACGTCTGGGTAAGATGTCATGAAATTCACAAACCAAGTGAAGCCAATAGACATTTTAGCTGATCCTGTAGATTGAATACGCAGCAGCACCTGTTTTTCTTATACGGAAACGAGCAAAGCTGTTTGCTGTAGCACCCGTCGCCATAGAACCAACAAGCGTCCAACCTGTATTTGTCAGCAATGTGATGGCAAATGCAGCCGTTGTGAACACAACAAATTCCCAACCTGTTTCGTTTGGAGGCGTTCCAAGAGCAGTATCAACTGCTGAAGCAAGAGGAAGTGTATAAGATGCTGTTGCTGTTGGCGTTCCAAGAAGAAACGGGCCTGATATTTGAGCGGCGCTCAAAGTAGCCGTATTTGTAGCTGTTTGAGTAGATGTATTATACCAGTTCGTAGATGTAGCTACACCTGCCGTATTAAATGTGGCAGAAGTTACAGCACCGTTGTTGCCAACCTTGACGACAACAGAATCTGTTGCGCCAACGCCAGATGTAGATTGCAACGTAAGTGTAGAAGATGTTGCGGTTCCGCCGATAACCAACGGGACGGTTACAGATGTTCCAATCGTAGGGGACGCGCTGAATGACGGAGCGCCAGCGTTTGCGGTCAAAATTGAGTTTGCTGCGCCTTGTGCGGTGACTTGAATGGCGCTCGTTGTGTTTCCATAGAGAACGCCGTTTGTCGTAAATGTTGTAGCGCCTGTTCCGCCTGATGCCACACCAAGAGCGGTGTTAAACAAAACAGAACCTGTAACAGCCAAAGCATTTGCACCAATTGTTGCTCCACCAATAGCAAGTGAAGTGCTTATTGTTGCTGCACCTGTAACGGCTAAAGGAACGGTTGGCGCTGTTGTTGATCCAATTGCCACGTTTCCAGCAAAAGCATTATTTGCTGTTCCATTGGCGAAAAAATTCCATTTATTAGATGCTGATGCAAGATTTGAATAAAACCCGTAAGAATTTGTTACAGTTGCAGCGCCGTTCGATCCAAGTGTGCTGTCTGCTCTAAATCCATATTGGTTTGTTGCCGTAGAACCTGCGCCACCAGATGGTGGATTTGCAAGGAAGTGGACGAGATCTGTCGTAGTGAAAGATGCGTTTGCAAGTGCAATGTTTGAGAAATATGCAGCAGCAAGCGTTGTTACGCCAGATTGGACGTTACCATTAATACGCTGACCATAAGCAGATGTCGCGCCTGTAATATTAAGAGGAACAGCAAGACCAACGAATGTGGTTGCATTGCCACCAAATCCCCAATTTCCTGTTGTTCCAATTTGAGCCTGTTGAGATCCGCCCGTATAGAACGACAATGGAAGATATGTTCCTGTTCCATTAATGCCTGAAACGAGCTGAACATCTGTCGATCCGTTAGTTGCAATCAAAATTTTGGATGCGTTTGTTGGATCAGCGGCATTAATAGCTTGCCAAGAGGCAGCGGTCGAAGAACCATTTGGAAGAACGTAAACTCCCGTAGCAGCATTTAATGTGCTTGCTTGGAACGCAAATCGGCTATTGACAGTAGCATTGCTGAAATCAGCCAAGAAACGCTGTGCCGTTCCACCAAATGTCAGGCTTGCTGCCGTTCCTGTTCCAATTGTTAAAGCTGTTGTAGCGCCGTTATTTCCAACTTTAAATATAATCGAATCAGTTGTTCCTACGCCAGAAGTTGATTGAAGCGTAAGAGAAGAAGATGCTGTAGTTCCACCATAGATCGTAGGAACTGTAGCGCTTGTCAGTGTAACTGTTCCTGCTGTGATGGAGGCATTTGCGATTGTAAATACACCCGCAGAACTAATCGATGCGGCATCAGTTGCGCCATTATTGACGACAAATTTGATTGCATTTGAAGTTGTAGTGCCAATTACAAGATCAGATGACGTAGAAGATAAATACACATTATTTGCAGCACCAAGTGAACCTGTTCCAGAAAAACCGGAAGAGTTCATGCCGAAATTGCCATAATATGTTGTGGCGGTTCCAAGATCATTGCTGATTGTCAAATCAGCAGACGCAGAAGCGCCAGAATTTGTATTTTGGACAATCGTTTGAGCATAAGAATTTATGCTTGTTTGGTAAGATGCAAAAATATTTGTGTCAGAATATCCCAAAGTTCCATAAGAAAATGCGCCTGTCGATGACGATCCGCTTATGGTTTTTGTTCCAACAAAAAATGGGGATGTAACAGATGTCGTAAATGTTGGATTTTGAACTGTGTTCAATGTTCCGGTAACAGTAATAGGGCCACCCGTAAGGTTGCCTGTTGTATTGATCTGAGTGACAGTTCCTCCGCCAATCGATGATGGAATTGCATACCAAGTTGGACTTGCTCCAGAGCCATGCGTTTGAAGCACTTCTCCATCATTCCCTGCGCTAAGTGCTTCCCAATTGGTCGAGCCACGATACAGCAACAAACCCTGCGTCGTCCCAAAAGCAGCATCCATATACGCCGTGAGCGTATTGGCAGTAGGGATAGCCGACACACCGCTGACGTTTCCAAGCAAATAATTGGTTGGAATAGGTGTCAGACCATAGGCATTTCCGGCATATGCCGCAATTTGATCAACTGTAATTCGAACAGATGTCCCGCCGCTTGGAGCCGTTACCGATTCCAACAAGAAACTTCCCGAAATCGAAGCTGAAGCCGGAAGATTTGGAATTGTGATATTGGCCATTTTACGAACCTGTTTTTGGAATCTGCGTCACACCATATGGCAAGCCAACTTTAGCAGTAATTATCTGAGTTGTCGCGCCCAATAAACTTGATGCGGGAACCGGATTATTTACTTCATATGTAAATTGAGTGGCTGAACCACTAACTATTACACTAAAAAACCCGTCTGTATTTGGAGATGCTTTGCCGCCATATTGCGTTCCATTGACAGAAATTTGGCTGTCTGTGATCAAGTTATGGACGGATGAGCATGTAACGGTGATAATTGTTGTTCCATTTGATGAAATCGACAGAACAGGAAGTTCTACGCCATAATGGACTTTACCGTTCAATGGCATAACTGCTCCGGCCTCCAATCCAATAGGAGGCCCGACAAGTTGAGACGATCTTGTTACACCATCTTCAGTAACACGAGTGCCATTTGTGCCTGGAATTGGCAGACTAGTCACCGGATCTGTTTGTCCCGTTGGCTGTGTCGCACGATAATTTGATTCATCATACGAATATGGCTCAACGCGAGGATTTTGAATCGGCATTGGATCTGCCGGAAGGACGATTGCGCGAAGTTGGTTCTGCGGAACATCATTGCAGTCGTCGCAAACAAGACTTCTTTTGTTGATTAGGCTCGCACCCGCCCAATCAAACTGCCATTCAAGGTCGATATGGTTATACAAAAGCCCACAGCGGTCGCAGATAGCAAACGCTCTTGGATTTCTGGCATCAACTCTTGCACGACCATGTGGTCTCATCTGAAGTATCCGCTAATTTGAGGCGAAATATACATCGAAACGTATTCTGTATCTTGTTGCGCCGCAATATTATAGGCTTCTTCAGCCAATGGCTTCAATTGCATAATCAATTGTGGGTTCCAGATCATTGCAAGCCTGTATGCAAGACCCAAAGCAAATGCCTCAAGCCAACGATATGGAATATCTACCTGCTGACCAGATGTGAAATTGGCATCTTGAACCTGAATTACGCGATAGAAACTCATCGTCGATGGCCCTGTGTCCGTATTTGGAACGGGCCAAATCGTAATCGTCGGGCTAATCAGGCGGTCAAACCAATATACGGTTGGGAAACCTTCTTGATTTTTCTGAGGATAACTTGCGTATTCTGTGCGAGACACCGGAAGGATAATACGATCAACTGTCGATCCATCTTGTGGCGTTGAAACGTATGTATCCAAAATCATAACAGTTCGATTTGCATCTGCTGCGTCTGGATTTCCGTTGCCGTCAGATCCGGCAGGATATGTCGTTGTTCCGCTCGTCAAATTAATCGTGACAAGATCAACTTTCCAAAGATTTACGCCTCTGTTTGCCCAACTTGCCAACATAAGATTGGCAGCGGTCTTTGCTGACGACATATGTTCTTGCAAAATGGCTGTGTTTTTAACACCTGCCAAATTAAAAGCATATAAAGTTAACTCACCAAGCGATGGATTGAAATCATAAGTGTTAGATGTTGTCATTTTTCACCTATGCCGGAGCATCATTTTTAATTACTACGCCTTCAACTTGAACAGAACCAGGAGCAGCAGTAGACTGACTAAGTTGCCATTGAATGTCAGTTTTTTCTAAATATGCTCGTGGAATAATTCTGACTGAAGTGTAGTTTATTTGGAATGGCGCAGTGAGAACAATGTTTGGCGTTGTAATACCACCTGACACTGTTTGAGAATAAACGCGATATGTGCAGAATTGGTTCCCGTTATTTGTCGAAAACGCTTGCGCTCGCCATAAGTAAAACGTGTATCCCGCCGGAACCGTATAAAGACTAGCAAAACTTTGTCCCGCTCCGGCATTTATTTGAGCGTATGTTACGCCACCATTAACTGCCGTTATATTTCCAACGCTAGTTCCAGACGTAATTGTCATTTTATTTATTCTATAAAATGACGAAGTTCCGGTTGTAACAACGCCACTAGAACTTGCTGTAAATGTCACAACTGCTGTCTTTAAAGCATAATTTGCATCAAGACCAGAAACTGTCATCGTAACAGTTTCTGTTCCAGAACTACTAAATGTCATCGCAACTGAAGAACTTGGATATGCATATGCGGTTGTGTTTGAAAGTTCCCAAACAGCACTAAACCCACTTGGTTGAGACGCATTATAACCCTGAATGTTAACCAAAGTATGGTCTAAAATTTGCCCACGACCTACTTGAAGTTCAAAAGGCTCATTTTTACCACTCTGGGTTATAGAATAAGTTCTTGCTGGCATTTATGACATAGCTTCCTGCCCAACAAGTGACGCTCCAACATTGAACGTGCCTGAAGATGGCGTTGAAATTGCGACAGTTAAAATGTCAGGCATATTACCTTGAACTGTCGTATAGAGTGGGAAGAAGTTTGACAGATCAAAATTTTGCAATCCACCAGCCGGAAGTGGGGTGTTGTAAACAACTTCACCGCCCGTCAAAGCTGTTGCGCTGACATCTCGTTCAACAAAGCTATTGAGTGAACCAAGAGAATACATGGTCGCAAATGAAGCGCCTGTAAGAGAAACGGGAGACGAATATGTCGATGTTATCAATTCCAACGTGCAGTTTGCTGAAGAATAGATATTCAACGTCTGCGGTAGAACTTGACCACGATCAATTTCACCAATGATGTAGTTTCCACTTGCTGCCGGAGGAATAACCATTGGCGTATTACCAGTAATATTATCCACTACAGTCAATGTTGTTGCTGTATTTGAAGTAATACGACCAATTCCACCTTGTCCTTGCGTATAAACAAGAGTTCCACCAACAGCACCTGTTGCTGTCACTGAATAAGTAAAAGTGTTCGCACCTGTGGAAGTAATCATAAATGTTCCATTTGCGGAAGTATTTCCAGTTGCACCACTAATAGTAAGATAACGGCCAGTAGATAAATAATGATTTGCCGCAGTTGTGGTCACAGTAGCGGTATATGGCGCAGATGCTCCAGAAACTACAATGCTTGTGATCGCAGCATTTGATCCACGACAAAACACATATTTTCCACGCCATTGGTTTGTTGTCCAAGACGCTCCGGTTTGGATTTGTGTGTTTGATGCACTTTGAGTTACTGAACTGATTGCAGATCCACCGGAAGGAAGCGTTCCGTTCGCTCCAGAATATGCCGTATCTACACCATATTCCAAAGTTCCCATTGTGCGGTAGCGAATGGAAAGAAGAGGATAACGAACAGCAGATGTTCCTACATTTCGCGCAGGAGTTGCTGCCGCCATGCCGTATCCATATGTAAAGCCACGCTGGTTATCAATTTTGCCTTCAGCAAGAACCGAAACGCCATAGTGATACATAGATCCGGCAGTTGAAGCGCCAACATTACGCAATTCATATCGAACCGGAATGTTACCTGTGCGAGACCAAGGTGATGTTTGGCTTGTCAAGTTAGCAATACCGATTTGATGCAATGGATATGGCTCACCACCAATCATTACACCCCAACGAAGAAGACCTGCACCATACCAAGCATACTCAATCCAAATCATTTGGATTAATGACCAATTGATTGTCGATTTAATATTATATGGATCTGACCAATTTTCATAAGAAGTGCGTGTATCAGTTACGACACCGCTTGTGTCAGAACGATATACAACACCCATACCTGATGGATTGGTTGCTGTTGGGTCATTTTGCTCAAAAAAAACGCCATTGCCATCGTCAAAAAAACCAACGCGCTGACGTTGATTTGCTACAGCAGCACCAAAAACGAAACCAGACGACATATACATCGTTTTGCCTGGCTGATATCGAATGTATGGACGAGTTTGACGAATAGCCAAATCTCCAGATGCAGAAGTCACTGACATCTGCATTCCACCTTGTGCTGAAACCTGAGTAATTGTTGCTCCACCAACTGTGTATTGCTCCCAACGCATAGGTTGAGCGCTATATTCAAAGTCGGCTTCAAATAAGTTCTGGCTTTCAGACACTTTCAGCTTGCCAACATTGTCACGAAGGCGCTGTGGATATGTAACCAACGATGATGGATCGTTATTAGAAGAACTTGAACCCGTTGTGAGTGTTAAACCAGACATATCGAACCTCTATTAGTAAGGAGCGTTGCTAAATTGATTAAACACAGTCGAAACTGATCCTGTTCCGGCTGTAATTGTCACTTTAGCATACAATGGAGCATATTGGTAACTTGTCTGAATGGACACGTTGGAATTTACAGCCGCAGAATCAGACGAATTAAGCCATACAACCGAATAAGGATTTACAGGATTTGTTGGACTATTTGGATCTTGCAGTGTTTGCTGCAAAGTATATGTCACAGTTCCCGTTACTGAGCATTGGATAGCTGTCATTGGCATTGCCCATTCGTCCAAACGAACCCAATCAGACGATGCAATGTTGTTTGTTCCAACAGTAATAGCACCCGCAGCATTAGAACTAATTGAAATCGACGTAACGGTCTTAAAATCAAGGTTTGTGTAAAATGCCGTAGCATTAGTTCCGGCAATAACTTCAGTTTGCGTTATACCCGCTGCCGAATTCCCAATAATTGTGAATGTTTTTGCTGATTCGTTTCCGGCAGGAGTGAGCAAAACTCGACGAGGCGTGTCCAATGTAGCTACACCGCCAGAAGCAAGAGCGCCATTGATTGTAAATCCGGCTGCTGCTGTTGGAGTTTGAGATAGGCAAATGTTATTTGCACTTGATGCGGCCAATGTGACGACTGAAACGGTTATTGGACGCATTATTTGCCCCTAGTTTTGCGAGATACTGCTGCATTGTCTACCAAATTTGGCCAAGGTCTGCCAGAGGCACGAGCGCGAGCCTTTGCAGATTCTTTTTGTTTTTTAGACAAATGCTTTTCGTGATGGTCTTTAGGAAGTTTAGTTTCCCAAAATGGTTTCTCAGACATTAACATCCCCATTTTCTGAGTGATTTATTAATGCGGCTATCTGGATCTGCTGCTTTGGCAGAACCTGTTAGCTTCCTTTTCATACCTGTCATTCTTTCACAAAATGAAGAATGACGAGGATTACTAGAATCTTTTGTAGGCGCTTTTAAATGGTGGCCTTCAGCGCGAGCAGATGCGCGACCTTTTTCATTTAGCCCACCAGAAGGAGATTTGCCTTCTGATCTTTGCCAAGCTGGACTTTTTGACATTCAAACCTCCAAGGAAAAACGGGGGCTTTCGCCCCCGCCAATCTTAGTCTTCAGCTTCGTAAGAATGATGGCTAGGAGGCTCCTTGCCAGCATGTGCAGACGAAAGTGGGTTCATGTTCGAACCTGAACGACCGCCGCTCTTACGAGCCGGACGATCTGCACGATGCTTCGCAGCCATGCCGTGGACATGTCCACCATGCTTGCGTTTCGTGCGGCCACCACGCTTCTTTTCTTCAGCCTCTTTGACGACATGCGAGCCAGAGCCAGCATAGACTTCTTTAGGGGCTTCGTCTTTAGCGAAGTGACCTTCTTTTGGATGGTCGCCACCTGCCTTGCCACCCTTCGCGTGTTCAGCGCGAGGATGTTTATGGCTTGGTTCCGAACCATAGTGGTGTGCTTTATGACCTTTCATATCAGGTCTCCTTACGCTTGTGTTACACCGAACAGGCCAATTGTTGACCCGACATTGTAAAGTTGTGGTGACTGACGGAATACAAACCTGTTTCCAACCGCTGCCG